ATGCTGTTCGCCCCGGCTGCGTTCTGCAATAAAAAAATCCCTGCGTCTGAATGTGACACAGGGATTTTTTTATTGGAGCGGCTGATGGGAGTCGAACCCTGCCGCATTGCAAACCGTGGGTATTTTCTGCCTTTTATACTTTATATAATGCTACTTGGCATACTGCATTTCGATTTTTGCTACCGTCTGAAAACAAAAAGTGTGTACTTTTAGTGTGTACTTTCTAAGGCGCTTCTGAAAGCTGCATCCAGCGCAGATGCAATCTTTTCTGCCTGCCCGTTTACGGAGTGACCGTACACGCCGAATGTGTCCATGTTGCGGCTGTGGCCGACAAGAGCCTTGACTTGCCCCTCTGGAAGCACATTGGCGATTGACACAAATGTGTGCCGCAGTTCGTACAGGGAGACATACTGTATATTATTGTGAGCACAATACTTGCGCCACCATTTATAAAGCAGATGCTCGTCGGTTACGCCAAACACGCTTTTTTCTTTATTGGTGACTTCACGCTGTGCTTCCAGCACGCTCTTTGCCATGTCTGACAGTTCAATAGCGCGAATCGCATTGTCGTTCTTCCCGGTCGTGTGTTCTCCGTAAACATTGATTGCGCGTTTCAGATAGATGCAGCCATTTTTTACATCTTTCCATTGCAGGCCCAGAAGCTCGCCGGGACGCAGGCCCGTAAGCACTGCAAAGCGATATGCGTTTACATAGGGGTCTACTATTTCCTTGCCCCGGAACATGGTCTTGTCGCTTGTCATGAGTACTGCCAAATCCTCCGGCTGCAATATTTTCTTTCTGGGCTTTGGCGTCCCCTCTGGTATGTGCAGCGCGTCTGGCGTGAATGTTGTGTACCCGGAATTCCTAGCGAAGCGGAAAAAAGAAGTTATATCTCCGTAAAGGTTCTGCAGCGTCTTGCGGCTCTTTCCTGCTGCTTTGGCGTTGTCCAACACAGCCTGCACTTGCTGCTGTGTGAGCGATTCAAGCCGTCTGTGGCCTATTTCCGGCTGAATCCAGATGCGCCATCGGCTTTCTTTTGGTCTGTAGTTGCTCTGCCCTGATATTTTAGAGGCCCTTTCCAAATACTCTGCATACGCGCTCTCCACAGTCTTCCCGCGCGTCTGCAAGCCTTTTTCCAGCCAGTCATCCGCTTTTTTGTTTGCTTCTCGCTGGCCAGTGCGACCCGGCTTCGCACTGGTAAATGTCTTGCGCACTCCGTTCTTCTGCACATTGATTTGCCAACGCCCGGCGCTTTCAATCCATTTTGCGGTATTTGTCCTTTTCATATTGCGGCTCCTTTTTGTGTGTGTTATAATAATGCCGTCAACTTTTTATGTTGACGGCCCTTTATCCCTTGCTGGTGTGGCACCACCGGCAGGGGATTTTTTATTTTTCTCTTGCGTTATATTCGCCGTCACCTGCCAGAACGGCAGCTTCTCCGGCTTGCAGGCATATTTGCAGGCGGTCAAAGTCCGGCTTGATGCTTTCCGGGCATGGGTCATCCCCAGTTACGGTATCTATCCGGTAGTTCTGTATTACTGCCTGGCAGACGCGTACACGGCTTTGCATGGACGTATGCGCGTTAGCACACAGCAAATCTATTTGGCCCGCCCAATCGCTCCCGTGCGCCCCACAAAGGATATACAGCAGGCGGCGCTTGTACAGGCTCGGCATCTGAGCGATATAATCAGAAAGTGCCTTGTCTACCTGCTCGTCCGTCCAGTTTGGAGTATCGGTATCGCTGAATGCAGACGGCATCCAGATGCGCTGCAGCCAGCGCCAGGGGGATTGTTTGCAGACGGTGAACCACATCAACAGATCATCGCTTCGGATAGGGGAAAGCCCTTCTTCCCAGTTGCGCACCGTGCGGATGTTCACATCCATCTGCCGGGCTACATATTCTTGCGAAAGCCCGGATTCCAACCGGCACTGCGAAAGAATAAGTCCTTCACGTTCTCGGAAATCGGCTCTACTTTCCATTTTATCACCCTCAATTTTTTACATGTTTTGCACTTCAAATGCGGTAAAATTTTCCTACCGTAGCAATCAAGAAAATATAAAGAAATATTTCTTCAAAAAATGCTATGGGAATAAATGGAAGCTATGGTATAAAAAACATGTTAAGATTCTTACTGTAGTCAGAAAACACAGGAGGAATCAACAATGAATAACGTTGAACGTCTAAAGAATTACCAAAACCGTAATGCGGCAACCATTGAAGCCCTGTACCGTGCTGTGCTGCAAGACCGTGCAAGGAGGGGAGCAGACCATGAAGAAACTGCCTGATTTGGATGTTCCACCAAGACACGGGCGGCGCAAAAGACCGAAAAAGCGGATTATAAAGACTTGACAAACAAGTATTTTTGTGAAAATGTTGAAATACAACTAGATGTTGTGTAAAATACAATCAATGGTTGCTGGAAAACAGCCGGGTGCAATCAATGTTGTAAGATTTCAAAACTCTTTGAGCGAGACCATCTTTTCCAAAAATGTAAGATGTTACAATACCAGCGGCATCTATCGCAGGAACAGTTTGGCTTTCAACAAGCATCCTGCCGTATCTTCCTTTTGCCATATCAAAAATTTTATCTTCAGTAAAGCCGGCTTTTTTTTGGGCTTTCTTTAGTTCCTGCATAATGCCGGGAGCTATAAAAGGATATTGGCAGTTCATATCATAAAAAGGTATTTCAAGCAGCATGGAAAAAGCCGTTTCAAACTTCTTTTCGTCTACCAAAAACTCATACATTGAATATCGTAAATCACGACATTTTTTGGGAGACGAAATTGCTTCCATATATAGTTTATTGTATTTTCCCCATACTAAATCCCGATACGGGATGTCTCTTCGAGCGTTTACGGTGCGGCAAAACTCTGGCAAGGAAAAAGCAGCACGAGCGTAAGCTTTTCTGTGCCAAAAATAAACATATTCGTTATTTTTTATTTCTTCTTTTCCCTTTTCGGTTAATTTCCCGTTTTCGGCGAAACCCATTGTTTCTAGCTTTTTAATAATTGGCCAAACGTCATCAACGCCATAATCATAATGCCAGAACTTTGCAACAGGCTTTCCGCTGGAATATTTCTCTAAATAAGAAAGCATTAAAATTTCTGTTGGTTTCAGGCCGTTTTTGTCTGTCAGGTCATCAGCGGAAAGCGCCAGAAAATTATCGTTTGCACGCTCTTCCTGTTCTGCATGCCGCTTTTCTGCTTGTGCTTTGCAGTAATTAGCATATTGCTTTGCAATTTCATCTTTAGGCGGCTCATGTGTAGTTATGGAAACATTTACTTTTGGTTTCGGCTTCAAAAAGTCAAAAAAGCCCATAGTATCACAACCTTATTTGATTGGAGGAATCAGAAATGACGGACACAGAAAAACTTATTGAAATCGTTTCAACCTTTACGCCTGATCAGATGACCGATTTTGTAACTGCTGCGCAAGATTTAATAAAGCGCTTGCAAGCTGAGGGTTCTCTTGGCAAAGAGAAATAATTTCTTGTACATCTTGCGGCAAATTCGATATTAGCCCATCGCCTTGTGCGGTGGGCTTTTTTTCGTTTTCGGAATCCCCGCGCAGGTCGTCAACGGTGACTCCTAGCAAACTGGCAACATCGGCTAGCATATGCTCTGGCAAATCGCGCTCATTTGCTAGCATTTCAGACAAATAGCCACGACTTTTCCCAAGCTCTGTACTAATATGCGTAAAGGCAATTCCTTTTTTCTTTGCTATTTCCTTGGCTTTTTCAACGTATCGCACACAAATCACACCGTTTCTTTGTGCATATTGCCAATTCGCTAGGAAATGCTAGAAAACTATTTACATCTAGCATAAATGCTAGTATAATAGATAGCATAGAGGGCAACAAAGAACCAAGCCCCCTAAAATTCAGCGGACTAGCTAAAAATATGCTGTTATAAATCTCGCAAGTTCATAGTAGCATATTTTCTAGCAATAGTCAACTAGAAAGGAGCTTTTGCTAGGTGAATATTTCGAAAATTGATGCGTTGTGCCGAAAAAACAATATTTCTCGCACAATCCTTGAGGAACGCGCCGGAATCTCAAACGGCGCGCTTGGCAAGTGGGAGAAATCGCCTTACGGCCCCAGCATCACGACGCTAAAGAAAGTGGCTGACTATTTCGGCGTGCCGATTGATTACTTGCTAGCCGATAACTAGAAAGATGGAGACGGCTGCACTGTAGACGATCTATTAAGAAAGGAGTAACCGATGCTTATCTACATTTTTCTTTACATGATTGGTCAGCAGCTCAATATGGGTACTACCTACTGGGTTCTGTTCTGGGGCTGCCTGACCTACAGCATTGTCCGCTGCTTTTTAAAAGTCCATGGATGCGGCTGTAAGTGAACTGATCGCAGAAAGAAAGGAGTAATCACCATGACAAACCTTGCTTTTACGGCTCTTATCAAAAGCAAGGGCTACAACAAGAAGCGCCTTTCCGAAGAATGCCATATCCCGGCAGCAGTTATTTCGCAGCGCATCAACGGGCGCAGCCCTTGGGAGTGGCGAGAGGTCGGCAGAGTAACGCTGGATTACGTTGCGGATTTGCTCCCCGCAACGGGTGAGGTCGGCACAGCATACACCGACAGGGCGGGAACGCGCTTTTCCTCCGGCGCAAAGGGGGTTTGGGGGATATAAGCCTACACAAATTGTGTGGGCTTTTTGTATTGTAAGGCGAGGTGATAAAGTGGCATCAAGAAAAAATCCGGTGGGCGCACCACCTAAATACAGAAGCGTAAAGGCAATGCAAGAAAAGATTGATGCCTACTTTGAAGCCTGCAAAGGACAGCCGTTCGTAAACGATAACGGCGAACCGATGCGAAATAAAAACGGCTATATCATCTATGACGATAAAAAGCCGCCTACTGTGACAGGGTTGGCGCTTGCACTTGGTTTTGCATCAAGGCAGGCACTTTTGAATTACCAAAATAAACCAGAGTTCAATGACACGATTACGCGTGCAAAGACCCGTTGTGAACAGTACGCCGAAGAAAGACTGTATGACAAAGACGGCTCCGGCGGTGCGCAGTTCAGTTTACGGGCAAATTTCGGATGGCAGGATAAGCCAGAACAACAGCAGGATAGCGAGGTGCTAATCATAGATGACTTGTAAGCTATCTGGCGTTGTTTCCCCTTGCTTCGCAAAAGTCCACCGTGAAATCAAGGCAGGCAATGTAAAAGAGCTTGTCGCAAAGGGCGGGCGCGGCAGTACAAAATCCAGCTATATTAGCATAGAGCTAATTTTGCAGCTGCTAAAGCATCCGCAATGCCACGCGGCGGTTTTCCGCAAGGTCGGAAACACACTGCGCACAAGCGTGTATGCGCAAATCGTTTGGGCTATCAATGAGCTTGGATTGCACGACAATTTTCGTTGCACAGTCTCCCCGATGGAATGCACCTATTTGCCAACAGGGCAAAAGGTGCTTTTTTTCGGTGTTGATGACCCCGGCAAGGTAAAGTCAATCAAAGTGCCGTTTGGTTATATCGGCATCTGCTGGTTTGAAGAGCTTGACCAGTTTGACGGGGAAGAGCAAATCCGAAACGTGGAGCAGTCCTGCTTGCGCGGCGGTGACTGGTTCATTACGTTCAAGAGCTTCAACCCGCCTGCAATGGCGCGGAACTGGGCAAATGGGTACGCTCTGAAAGCGCGGGCGGGAAAGCTGATACATCATTCCACCTATAAAACGACGCCCGCAGAATGGCTCGGGGAGCGGTTTCTGGCCGATGCTGAATACTTGCAGCGCACAAACGAAACGGCCTACCGACACGAGTATCTGGGCGAGGTTGTCGGCAGCGGCACGGCGGTATTCGAGAACCTGAAAATTCAACCAATCACAGACGAGCAGTTGAAAACATTCGACAGAATCAAGCGCGGCGTTGACTGGGGCTGGTATCCTGACCCATGGGCATACAATGCAATGCACTATGACGCAGCGCGGCGCACGCTGTACATCTTCGATGAACTGACACGGCGTAGAACCAGCAACAGGGACACGGCGCAGTTGCTTTTGGAGAAAGGGCTGACGCGTGAGGACAAAGTATGTGCGGATAGCGCAGAGCCGAAATCCATTGCGGACTATAACAAGTACGGCGTAAAGACATTCCCTGCCAGAAAAGGCCCGAAGTCTGTTGTATACGGTACAAAGTGGCTGCAGATGCTTGATGCTATTGTAATAGACACCGTGCGTTGCCCGGACACTGCAAAAGAGTTTAGCGAGTACGAGTACGAGCGAGATAGCAAGACGGGAGAAGTGCTCGAAGGCTATCCGGATTTGAACAACCACCACATTGACGCGGTGCGCTATGCGATGGAAAGCACAGCGAACAAGGCGGGAGACACCGCCGAAACCAGATACAAGAGCATTTTCGTGTAAAGGCGGTGAGAAGACGTGAAAACATACCAAGATTTTGTAGCGGTTGGCGAGGACGAAAAGGCCCGCATGAGTTTCATACTGGGTGCAATTAATGAGTATAAGGCCGACCATAGCACACGCATTGCAGCGAACGCCAACAAGTATTACTACGGCGAAAACCCTACAATCAACAAATACGAGAAAATCATCTACGACATGCAGGGAAAGGCGCACCGTGACATGTACACGGCAAATCACAAGATAGCAAGCAAGTTCTTTGGTTTGGTCGTAGACCAAGAAGTTTCGTATTTGCTGGGCAACGGCGTTTCATTTCAGGAAGCGGAGACAAAAAAGGCGCTTGGTGCGACGTTTGATGAAGATATTATGGACGCTGCCCGCCATGCTTTGATTGACGGGCAGTCTTTCGTGTTCTGGAATCTCGACCATGTGCAGGTGTTCGCAGCAGAGGAATTTGTTCCCCTGTACGACGAGGAAGACGGCTCCATTAAAGCCGGAATCCGTTTCTGGCAGGTGGCAGACAATAAGCCACTGCGCGCCACGCTGTACGAGCTTGACGGCTATACAGAGTATCTAAAGCCCAAAAGCGATGATATGGCGATTCTCAAGCCGAAACGCGCATACAAGTTGAAGCTGCGCACCAGCGAGGCAGACGGCACAGAAATTTATGACGGTGAGAATTATCCCGGATTTCCCATTATCCCGCTGAAAAACGGAGAGCAGGCCCACAGCGAGCTACAGGGGAGACAGAATACCATTGACGCGCTCGACCTTGCTAGCTCCAACATGGTAAACAACGTTGACGAAGGCAACCTGATTTTCTGGGTTCTGACCAACTGCGGAGGCATGGACGAGCAGGACGATACAAAGTTCATTGAGCGTCTGAAAACTACCCATGTCGCCCACGCTGACGGTGACGAGGGCGCAAAGGCCACGCCACAGAGCATCGAAGCCCCGTTCCAAGGCACGCAAGCCACCATTGACATGCTAACCAAAAAGTTATACGAGGACTTTCAGGCCTTTGATTCTGCTGCTGTCAGCGCTGGCAACCAAACTGCAACGGCTATCAAGGCCAGTTATGTGCCACTCGACCTGAAAACAGACAAGTTTGAAAGCTGCGTGACGCGCTGCATCAAGGGCATTTTGGCGGTTGCCGGGCTTGATGGCGATCCGACATACACGCGCAACCAAATCATCAACAAGCAGGAAGAGGCGCAGACGGTCTTGCTGGGTGCAGAATACTACGATGATGAATACATCACCAAAAAGCTGCTGACCATCCTTGGCGACGCAGACCAGTACGATGAATTGATAAATCGAAAGGCGGCAGAGGAGTTAGACCGCACGACCAACGGCGAGGAGTGACAAGATGTTGAATTTTGAAAACCTCGACAAAGCCAACTTTTTAGGAGTTGGAAAATACGATACGCCGATTATCCAGCCGGAACACATTGATGTGCGGCATCTGGAATGGATTCCGTTCAACTTTGCTAAAACCTGTACGGACTGCGCAACAAAAGGCGTTCACTTTTTCGTGGATGATTATCAATTCCAAAGGGTGTGGAATCAGCCGGACAAGTACATTCCGTTGCTTCAAAAATTTGGCGCTGTGTGTGCGCCTGATTTCTCAATGTATACAGATATGCCGCTTGCTATGCAGATATACAATCACTATCGCAAGCACTGGCTGGCGGCATACTGGCAGCAATGCGGGATTCACGTTGTGCCAACCCTGTGTTGGAGCAATAAACAAAGCTACGAGTGGTGTTTTGACGGCGAGCCACAACATTCGATTGTGGCGATTTCTAGCGTGGGAACGCAGAAAAGCAAGCAGAATCAAGCGCTGTTTGAAAAAGGCGTTCGGGCGGCATTGGCAAGGCTTGAACCCAGTGAGATTTTGTGGTATGGCAAATGCCCTGAAGAATTTGACTGGAACGTTACTAGGATTCAGCCATATTATAAGCGAGTAAGAAGGAGATGCGAGAATGGGCGGTAGAGGTTCTGGAAGCGGCAGGGGCGGCGGTAGTGAGAGTATAGGCGCCTTAAAAGAGAGAGAAAAAAGCCTGAATTCCCAAATTGACAAACTGAATAAAAGGTTGGCAGATTACGCATCAAGAAATCCTGCGTGGAATATGCCAAGCGGATATTACGATGTACAGAGAAAAAAACAGGCACTTGAATCAAAAAAGCGTTCGATAACAAACAAAATAGTGACCGCAAGCAGAAATGTGACTGTTGAAAAAACAAATGGAAAACCATTTGTAAATTCCTTTGGCGAAGCTACAAAAAGAGAGAATTGTTAAGCTGCTGAACATTGCGTTGAAACAACACCGCGAGGACGTGTACGCAATCCTCGCTCCGTTCAACGGCCTGACGGTGGAAGAAATCGGCGAACAGAATTTCCTTATCACCTGCAAGCAAGTTGCCGAACTGCTGAACGATAAGGGGTTTGTTGATTTTTTCAAATCGTATCTCGGTGGCGGGCAGAACAAGTAATCCCTGTACTGCTGAAAATGCCGAAACTGAGCGCAAAGGCGCTTGTGTCGGCGCTTCCTTACGCTTTAAAAGCTGATTTTGAAGAACAGATGTACAAGGTGTACATGACTGACAGTGCGTGGAGCCTTGTAGTAGCTGTGACAGGCGTAAAGGACAGGCCAGCGAGATATATTGACATTATCCACCCGCCCAAAGTGGATACGCGGACACCAGAACAGGTGCAGGCAGATTTCAAAGACTTTGCGGCGCGGCATGGATTGAAAACAAAAGAACGGCAGGAGGTGAGCGATTAAGTGGACGTATTTGACCTTTTCGCAAAAATTTCGCTGGATTCCAGCGAATACGAGAAAGGCTTGAAAAATGCGAAAAGCAGCGCAAGCGGATTAACGGGACTGTTCGGAAAGGTTGGTTCAGCCGCTTCAACAGTTGGGAAAGGCATCTTTAACGTTGCTACGAACGTTGCGAAAGTATCCGTTGCCGCTACTACGGCAGGTGCAACAGCAATTTCAGCGTTGACGGGACTAGCAATTAGCAGTTATGCAGATTACGAGCAGCTTGTAGGTGGCGTGGAGACGCTATATAAAACCAGCGCCGATAAAGTTCAGCAGTATGCAGCCGACGCGTATAAAACGGCTGGACTTTCTGCAAACGAGTACATGAACACAGCAACAACCTTTGCAGCTTCGCTTGTGTCTAGTCTGGGCGGCGATACGGAACAAGCGGCAGAGCTTGCGAACACTGCCATTTCGGATATGTCAGACAACTCAAATAAAATGGGCACGGCGATGTCTTCTATCCAAGATGCGTATAACGGTTTTGCCAAGCAAAATTATACGATAAATCTAATGTCCGCTGCATAAGTGATTATGCAGTGAGCGTGCGTGAACCTACCACGGGTGTGCAACTGAAAAGGCGGCAGGAAATGGCTGCATGAGACAGTTGTGCTAACAGGGGAAACCTAAACTGTTTATGGCTTTTACAGCATGGTTATCCTGTGCCAAACTATGCTATATCAAAGTTACACTTGCAAAGCAGGTGAAATTGTGATATAATACAAAGTATAGAAGGTCAAACGACTATCGGTTCGTCACCGAGTACAACGCCTATTGGTACGGAGTTGGAAGTGCGCACCAACTTTTTTTGAAAGGATTAAAAGCCGTGGAGATTTGGAAACAGATTCCCGATTTACCGGGATACTCAGTCAGCAATAAGGGCAGAGTTAAGAAAGATAGCACCGGACAAATAATGGTGCTTAGCAAAAATGGTGGATATTGCAGGATTACAATATCTAAGCATGTACACCGTCTTGTTGCTGATGCTTTTCTTGAAAAACCAGAGAACAAAGAAAAGTGCTGGGTTGACCACATAGACGGGAATCGCTCAAACAATAACGTTTCTAATTTAAGATGGGTGACGCCTTCTGAAAACGCACTGTCGTATGGGTATCATTCCAGAATTAAAAATAAGAAACGTCCGGTAAGGGCAACACATCTCGACGGCAGGACAATCCTATTTGAATCCAGACAAGCGGCGGCTGAATACTTTCACTGTTCTGACAGTGAAATTAAGTACAACAGTCGATACCGCAAGAGAAATAAAAAAGGCTGGATTTTTGAAAAAGTTGAAGATATAGTCTAATCCCTTAAAAGCCATGTGCGGAAACGCGCGTGGCTTTTTATAATACCGGGAAACCGGGGGTAACAAAATGGTTAGATAACTTGAAGCTCGGCTATGGCGGCACAAAAACCGAAATGCAGCGTCTACTTGATGACGCAAACAAGCTGAACGCCGCGCAGGGAAACTATACCAATTACACCATTAACAGCTATGCGGACGTTGTAAGCGCGATTCATGATGTTCAAAACGCAATGGGCATTACTGGTACGACCTCTAAAGAAGCATCAACAACGATTCAGGGGAGTGTAAATGCTACAAAATCCGCATGGTCAAACCTTGTAACTGGAATTGCCGATGATAATGCCAATTTTGGGCAACTTATCAGCAACTTTGTGGATAGCGCAACTACAGCGGCAAGTAACATCATCCCCCGCATAGAAGTCGCCCTGAACGGCGCTGCTAAGCTGATAGAGAGCCTTGTCCCTCCCATCATGGCAGAGCTGCCGAGCTTGATTGAAACCGTTCTGCCGCAGCTGGCGCAGTCTGCCGTGAACATCGTGCAGACGCTTGTGACGGGAATCAGCGCAAACGCGGCGCAACTTATTGATTCGGCAATTCAGATTATAACTGTGCTGGGAAACGGCATCTATCAGATGCTACCAACCGTTGCACAATCTGCCTTGCAAATCGTCTTGACGCTGGTTTCAAAGCTGAATGAGAACTTGCCGCAGATGCTTGACACTGCCGGACAAATGCTGATTGCGTTTGTAGAGGGCGTTTCGGAACACTTGCCGGACATTATGCTTGCTGCTGCATCTATCGTGGAGACCCTGCTGACTTACTTTATAGAACATTTGCCGGACATTGTAGAAGGCGCAATGCAGATGGGCAACGCGGTCATTGATGGCATTATTGACGGCATCTCGGCAGCTTGGGACGGCCTTGTCAGCTGGTTTAATGGTTTGTGGGACAGCCTGTTCGGGAACCGCTCTGTTAATGTGGATGTCAACAGTAGTGGCACAACCGGTGGCCGTGCAGGCGGCCTTGATTTCGTTCCGTATAACAACTATGTTGCCAACCTGCATCGCGGCGAAATGGTGCTGACAGCCGATGAAGCGGATGCTTACCGGCGCGGCAAGGGTAGCAACAACGGTTTTACCCTGACGCAAAATATTTACGCGGCAAAGCAGACACCGGTTGAACTGGCAGCAAGCACAGCTGCGTATTTCCAGCGGGCGAGGTGGGCGATATGAGTTTTTTAAGCAAGACTTTTAAATACGTCAACTCGCTGGGGCAGTCTATCGTGTTTGACTACGCGCATGGTTATCTTATCAGCAAGCCGGATGGCATTGATACAATTTCGGTCACTGCCAATACGGCGCAGGGTATCGGTCAAGTAGGCGCTACTGTACAATCTAAGGCCATTCAGACGCGGCCTATTACCATCAACGGAAAAGTTATCGGCGACAATGCGCAAGCGCTGAAAGACGCGCTTATGACCGTTGTACGGCCCGACCTGACCGGGGTGTTATATGCCGGAGACTGGCACATAGACGTTATTGTAACGGCATCGCCTACCATTGGTGCATCAAAACGCGGTGCGCCGTTTCAACTTGGCCTGCTTGCCCCCTACCCGTATTGGGAAAGCGGCGAACGAAAGGCAATGCAGCTGCGCGGCGTGCAAAAAGGTTTTAAATTCCCATGGAATATTAGCAAAACGTATTATTTTGGCAAAGCCATTGTGCTAAAATACATTGTTTTGCAGAATTTTGGGCAATTTGATGTGCCTTTTAGGCTGGAAATCAATTGCGTCGGCGAGACGGCAGCAAACGTAGGCATTGAAAACATGCTGACAGGTGAAGTGCTGCGGCTGGAAAAAACGCTTGTGGAAGATGAGCGTGTTGTTATCAAGACATCGCACGGAAAGACAACGGTCACAAGCTCTAAGGACGGTGACTGTCGAGGTGCGCTGACGCTTGAAAGTACACTGTACAGAATTCATACGGGCGATAATGCGTGGAAACCTACTGCGGACAGTGGGCTTGAAAACGTTGAAATGAGCGTTTCGTTTGCGGAAGAAAGTACGGGTGTAACGGTAATATGAGATTAGAGCTGTTCTCCCATGACCTTAGTAACCGACACGAAATCACGCACGCTATCAGCAGCGAGTTCAGCGACTACTATAACGATGTGGGAAAATTTACGGTAGTTTTGCCGATGGATGATTACAACATCGGGATAGTGGAGCTGGATGCTGTTTTGTACATTGTAGAGCGAAGACTTGCGTATACGGTGGAAGAAATACAGTTCGATTGTGATAATAGCGAAATCACGTTGAACGGGTACAGTCTGAACAATAAGCTAAACCGGCGTGTTATTGCGGCAACTTCCAGTATTGCCAACGTGGAAACGGATGTATACAGGGTTATTACTGCCAACCTGCGCGGTCTGCCGGTACTGCTGGCAGAGAAAAAAGGCTTGACAGAAACCGTGACGGCAACAGAGGTGTACGGGGATGAACTGTTAAACTGCATACAACCGATTTTGACAGATGCCGGGATTGGGAACCGGATGGTTTTGGACTACAGAGCCAAGACGGAAACGTTTGAATTGTATAAGGGTGTTGACCGCACAAAGGGATTAGACGCCGTGCTGTTTGTGCAGGAACGCGGAACAGCGCCCGGGCTGGTAGTTGACAAGGATATTTCTGAATACAAAAATGTGTGCTACTGTGAAGCGCAGTACAAAGACGGTACAAAATTTGTGGTGCAGGCTGGAACGGCCAGCGATGCGGAACGGCGCGAACTGTGGGCGAGCTTCAGCGGAGATAGCCAGCAGGATGGAGAGACAAATTCTGCGTTTCAGACGCGCGTTAAGCAGTATGCGGCGTTGCAGCTAGGCAGCCATTTGAACCGAAACGGATTTTCGATTGACGCTGACGGTGACGAGCTTGGCACGGCATATAATGTCGGCGATTTGGTCTGGTGCGTTTCATTGCGGCTGGGTGTCAAGTACAAGGCCAGAATCACGGCGGCAAAGTATTCACAGGATGCAAACGGATCAAGCGTCAAGCTGGTTATTGGCGACCCGATTTTAACAGTTTTGAGGTGATAAAGTGGCAGAAATCAAAAATTTTCCGAATAACGTGGATGAATACATCGGAGCCGAAAATGTTATGAAATGGCTGCATGGGCGTTCCAGCGGCGTTTTTGGCGCAGATGGCAATTTAAGTGTTACCGCAAACGGTGATATGACGGTAAGCGTTTCAGATGGCGTGGGCTGGCTGGCGAACGACAAAGCGGACGGCACAGTTTTTTGGAATGATACAAAAGAACAGACCGGAAGCGAGTTGCAGCTTACAATCCCGTTGCCAGATGCCAGTTTGCCACGTATTGACAGGATTGTTGTTAGCTGGGACACGGTGGATTATGCGGAAAAGCCGCGTATTGAAGTGCTAAAAGGAACGCCGAATAATGCACCTACCGCCACGGAACTTACAAACAACACTTTAAAACGGCAAATTTCTCTTGCGCGTATTTACGTCGCAGCAGCTGTAAGCAGCATTTCTGCGGATAGCATCACGGACGAACGGCTTGACCCCGATGTGTGTGGGCTTGTTACGGACTGGGTTAGCGTTGACACTACCACCATTCAGGCGCAGTTTTCCGCATTGCTTGAAAAGGTAAAGACTGAGCTGTCGCAACTGCACGGTGGCACAGCAATGATGACAAAGGCGCAGTATGACCCGTCTGGTGGCGGGTTAAATGTCTGCGTGCAGGAATATGAGTGTAGCAAGAGCGGCAGCGTTTACGCGCTGGTCGGCGAGGGCGCGGTGGGGCGTTTTAAAGTCCCCGCTGCATGGAGTGCGGGCGACACGTGGACAGTCAACGGTGTGGCCGTGCCTGCGTATTGCGGCGCGGATGCGGCGGACGGGGACTGCGTTGTGACCGGGCGCTGGATCACGTTCGTGTACGACGGCACGCGGCTGGATTTTAACGGCGGCGGTGGATTGAGCGCTGGAAAGCTGGCACAGGCCACCGCCACGGAAGCGGATGTGCTGGCGAATTCTACGTTTTACGCTGCCCGGAAGGGCCTGCGCACCGGCAATGTGCCGCGGCGCGGGAACTGGGGCGCGACGATTGCACCGGGTGAGTCGGTGACGGTGCCGGACGGAAAGCACGACGGCGGCGGTAGAGTGAGCGCAAAGGCGCTGAAGACGGTGACAATCAGCATGGTCGACGGTTCCGGCTCATGGAGCTACACGTTCACGGGCGGCACGCTGGTAGGCATCTGCGACATTACGGCCAGTGCGAACAGCGCGGATATTGAGTACCTGCACATCAGCGGAAACACCATCACCATAAAATGGAGCGGCAACGGCACTGTGATCCGCCAGATCACGCTGATTTACTACTGATTTTTGGGAGGTGCATGATGGTACATACTTTAAGGCTTGACAACTACTCCCCTACCCCGCGAAAGCTGGTGCTGGGGACTAATTCCAGCTTTGGCACGGAGAGTATCAAGATTGAGCGCGGGGCCGGGTGGGACGGGCTGAATCTCACCGCAACGTGGCATATCCCCGGGCGGGAAGAGCCGCTGCGCGTGGCCCTGCTGGATGGGGATGCCATGGACGTGCCGCCAGAGGTGACGAAGGAGGCCAAGGATGGCGTGCTTGTGCTGGCCGGGCTGGCCTCCGGCGTGCAGCGGGCGAGTTGTAACGTGGACTATCTTATCCTTGAGCAAGCGGGCGTATACGGCGGCGCGGATGCAGAGCCGACGCCCGAGCTGGCGGCGCAGGTGCTGGAAGCTGCCTTGCAGGCCAAGGCGGACGCAGAGGCAGCAGCGGAGGAAGCGGCAGCGGCCAAGGCCCGCGCCGAGGAAGCGCAGGCGGCCAGTGCTGCGGCGAAGGAAGCGGCAGAGGCCGCAGCGGCGGATGCTGCCAAGGCCGGGCCGTATGCGGAGGCGGCGCTTGCCGCCCAACGGGCTGCCGAGGCGGCCCTGGATAAGGCTATTACCGCGCAGCAGGCGGCGGAGAATGCGGCTGCTGCCGCGGCGGCCAGTAAGAGCGCAGCGGACACGCTGGCGGCGGAGGCTGCCCGGGCCGCACTGGCGGCGGAGGAATCCAAGGCGACGGCAAATGCTGCGGCCAACCTGGCCGGAGAGAATGCTACAGCTGCACAGCAGGCGGCGGAGAATGCGGCTGCTGCCGCTAACTATGCGGGCCAGAGCGCCAGCGACGCCGCGGCCAGTAAGGCGGCGGCGGAGATTGCCGCACAGGCTGCGCAGGAGGCACAGGCTGCTGCGGCTGCTGCCAGGGACGATGCGGTAAAGGCACAGACTGCTGCGCAGACGGCGGCCAAGAGTGCGCAAGATGCCCAGGCGGCTGCCGAGAAGGCCCGGGACGATGCCAAGGCCGCCCAGAAGGGCGCGGAGGATGCCCGGGATGCGGCGGCGGGAAGTGCCGAGGCTGCGGCGAAATCCGAGGAAAACGCAAAGCAGAGCGCGGACACGCTGGCCGAGAGCGTGGAGAACGTGGCGGCTAACACGGCGGCGGTGGCCGAGCTGAAAGAGAATAAGGCCGAAATTGATGATACTGCTGTTGGGGCAAATGCGTGGAGCAGTAAGCACATCGTGGACATGCTTTGCCCGCCGCTGGAAGAAAGCGGCAACCCTGTTGTGTGCTACCCTGTGGCGGGCTATCCGCTGGGGGTAAAGGCCAGCTGGAAGCCTGTGCAGGAAGGCAGCGGGGCACCGTATCCGGCAGGCAGCAGGAAGAATCAGCTAAACCCAGCAGGGTATGAGGCAGCAACGAAGACAATCAATGGTATCACTTTCACTCGCTTGAATACAGGCGAAGTGGTTGTAAACGGCACGGCTACAGGAACCGCAATCTATGCCCTGATTAAGAGCTTTTCCTATTCTGTCTCACTCTCAACGGATAGAAACTGGAGCATTGTAGGTGAAAACGTCATTTCTGCGCAAGGGCTCGTATCTGGTGTAACTGTGACTAGACCAAGCGATAATACATCGCTGTATATTCGAGTTGGATCTGGTGCAACGGTAAAAACCACTGTACAGCCACAGATTGAAAAGGGCAACACACCCACAGCTTGGGAACCCTACGAAAACATTCGTCCCATCAAGGGCAGGGACAGCGTACAAGTAGAGCAGTGCGGGGAGAATTTGCTGAATATAAAACTGGTAAACGAAATTGTTGGTAGACCAACAATAAAAAACGACAATGGTTGGTTGCAAGTTGATGGTGAATTACAAGGTGGTAACCTGTGGCTTGCAATAGGTTACGTCTTGCGGCCTGGTACATATTGTGCGTATTTTTTCGGTGGAGACAGTATGCAGGACAATGGCGTTTTGCGGATTTATGGCGACGTACAAGCGCTGATGGAACCTAAACGACGACAAGCAATTCTCACTGTAAAGAATACGAGCAAAATTGATGTGTATCTGCATGTTAATAGGCCTTTTACGCTCACAACAAAATTCGCAGTTGCGATTGTCTCTGGCTCCACCGCCCCCACCACCTACACACCCTACTCCGGTCAAACCAACACCCTGACCCTGCCGGAAACCGTGTATGAAGGTGAGGTGGACGCGGTAAACGGTGAGGGACAAGTGACGTGGAAAATGCTGACGCTGGACGGGACAACCAACAAGTTTACACAGAGTGATAGATTTTGGAGGATGCCATCCAATTCAGCACCTGGTGTAGTAAATGACTATGCTACAATGTGTAGTCATTTTCCTGCTAATACTTTTGGTGGGAATCAGAAAAGCAATTATATTTTCACAACAAAGAATATTATGAGCCGTTATTTTCCAGATGTTAATGCCTTAAACGACTACATTGCCGCACAGTACGCCGCAGGGACACCGGTGCAAGTCTGCTACAAGCTGACAGAGCCTGTGCCCTTCACCGCGACAGGCGCACAGCCGTTGCCAGCGCTTGTAGGAGTAAACACTGTGCTGACCGATGCCGACAGCGCGACTGTGACGGGACGAGCAGACCCCATTAAGCGGATCATCGATTTGGAAGATGCAGTGGCATCGCAAACCTGAAAGGAGTAATAAAATGGCTATCAAGAGTAAAGCACGGCGCGACTTGACACTGCGCAGCATCAAGCGAGAGATTGCAGCAGGACGCGATGTTGCGTTTTGGCTCGATAAGGCGTACACGCACCTTGACAATGGCCTGCTGGATGAGGCGGACATTGCAGAGGTGGAAGCGCTGGCGCAGGCGTATTATGATGCGCTGGATGCGAGAGAGAGCGCAGACGAGGTTACGGAGACGCCGGATGTGCCGGAGGTTGACGGCGCTGAAAATACCACCGGTGAAGAAAACGACACCAACGAAAAGGAGAGTGAAACCAATGAAGGATGAAATGATTCTGTCGCCTGAAATGGACGAAGAACTGTCTAACGGAAAAGGAGAAGACGAGAATGAGTGATTCTGCACTGGCCGTTTACACGGCCATCAGCCCAAACTGCAACCGACCCCGGAGCCAGCCCATCAGCAAGATTACCGTTCATCACGTGGCTGGTAACACGACGCTTGAATCTTTCGGCGCTCTTGTCGGCAGGCCATCACGCCAGATGAGCGCAAACTACGCCATCGAATCCAGCGGGCGTATCGGTCTGTTCTGCCACGAAGCTGACCGTTCTTGGTGCAGTTCCAGCCCGTGGAACGACCACAGGGCGGTGACGATTGAGGTGGCGAACGACAGCGGCGCACCGGACTGGCACGTCAGCGACAAGGCGTATGCCGCCCTGCTCGATCTTTGCACCGACATTTGCCGCCGCAACGGCATCAAGGAGCTGACCTACACCGGCGACAAGAACGGTTCGCTCACAATGCACTGCTTTTACGCCGCCACGGCCTGCCCCGGCCCCTATCTCAAGAGCAAGTTCCCCGACATTGCGGCACAGGTCACGAAGCGCCTGAAGGGAGATGTGGCCGACGCTGCACCCGCCAAGACGCAGGAGCAGACGTTCATTGACGTCATGGCCGAGAAGTGCCAGAGCCGCTGTCTGAACGCACATCTTCTGCCGTCGCTGTGCATTGCACAAGCCTGTTTGGAGAGCGCCTACGGCACGAGCGAGCTTGCAGTACAGGCAAACAACCTGTTCGGCATCAAGGCCAGCAATTGGAGCGGCAGAGTGTACAACAAGGCCACGAAGGAGTGGGACGGCAGCAAATACATCACCATCACGGCGGGCTTCCGCGCTTACGATACGATGGCCGCCTGTGTAGAGGACTACATCAAGAAGCTGACGACAATGCCGCGCTATTCCAATCTGGTCGGCTGTACCGACATCAACAAGGCGTGCGAGTACATCCGGGCCGATGGCTGGGCCACCAGCCCGACGTATACCGCAAGTCTGCTGGCCGTCGTGAAGCAGTTCAACCTGACACGGTACGATGCCGCCATCAAAGAAGACAATCCCGCCGCGCAGACGCATCAGGAGGTCTGGCTTGACCACGTTGTGCTGCCGAACGCTGCGGCGATGGAGTTCTACCTCATCGCCAAGAAGTACGGGCTGGACAACGACAAGGCGTATCATGCAAAATACGTGGAGGTGTGATGCCAATGCAGCATGTATTTTCGTTTACACTTGCGGAGGCCTGGGCGTTTTTGATTTACGCGGCGGGCGCTGCTGCCGGGCTGTATGCCGGGGGCGTTGCCATCAGCAAAGTAATCACTGCCGTAAAAAAGCCGAAGACCGACCAGGACAAACGCATTACCAAGCTTGAAGAGCGGGTGAACGCCATGGAGGGATTCTTGAAAAACGACAAACAGCGGCTTGACCGCATGGACGAGGGGCAGCATGTGACCATGCAGGCATTGCTTGCCCTGCTTGACCACAATCTGGATGGGAACAACATTGACCAGATGCAAAAGGCAAAGGAAGCTTTGCAAAATCATCTGATTGGCTGAAAGGGAGTGCATATAAATGGGCGATTTTTTGAAAAACATTGCCGCGCTTTTCAAGGTAAAAACCATTGTGACGCTGGTTGTCGTTGCAGTGTTTGCGGCTTTGGCGCTGCGGGAGAAATTACAGCCTGACACGGTCATGACCATTGTGACAATGGTTGTGGCCTTTTATTTTGGCACACAGACCGAAAGCAAGAACAAGAAGGATGAGTAATCATGCCAAAGTTTGATTTTGTCGGCGGTTTGCTGACCGATGAAGAAACGGATGTTTTGCAGCTTCGGCGGCGCGGCTGGCGCAATGCTGATATTGCGGCAGAACTGAATTGTAGCGAGCGCACGGTAAAACGGCGCGTACACAGCATCAAAAACAAAATAGGCTGATTTAAAGGGCGCGGCTGCTTTTGTGGCCGCGCCTTTTTTATTTTGTCCCAAAGACGGCACAATGTTGGCACTTTACTGGCCTACGTTGTGCCGTCTTTTTTTGTACAATTTAGATAAAAGGAGCGGTTCGGATGGCATACAAGCAAATCAACCTAAACCCGGAAGAAAAGCGCGTCGGCGATTGTACCGTCAGAGCCATTGCAGCCGCAACGCATCAATCGTGGGCGGCTGTATATGCGGCGCTGGTTCTGGCAGGATTTGAACTGCATGATATGCCGTCTGCAAACTATGTCTGGGGCAGTTATCTGCGACGATGTGGTTGGAAGCGCTACACGTTGCCGAACAGCTGCCCGGATTGTTACACAGTGGCGCAGTTTGCAAAAGACCACCCGGACGGCACGTACATTTTGGCAATGGCTACACATGTTGTGTGCGTGCAGAATGGAGATTGGCTTGATACATGGGACAGCGGAGATGAAGTGCCGCTGTACTACTGGCAGAAAGGATGATTTACCATGGCGTTTGGCGTACAGTATCAGCCCGGCTATATGCCGAACTATTATCCAATGGGGCAGCAGATGCCGTCGGCCATGCCCGATCAGCTCGCGCAGCTTAGACAAGCGGCATATCCTCAACCGCAGCCGCCCGCACAGCAAAGCTCGCCTATTATCTGGGTGCAGGGCGAAGAGGGCGCCAAAGCGTATATGGTGGCGGCGGGGAATAGTGTGCTGCTGATGGACAGCGAAAACAGCACATTTTATATCAAATCCACCGATGCAAGCGGTATGCCGCAGCCCCTGCGCGTTTTTGATTATATAGAGCGCACAGCAAGCCAGAAACAGCCCGCACAGACCGCGCAAAAACCGAAAGAAGAATATGTCACGCGGCAAGAGTTCAACGCGTTGACAGCCCGCTTTGACGCGCTGGCGGCGGATAAACCTTTGACGCGCAAGAAAAAGGAGGCAGACAATGAGCAACCCTCTGTTTAACGCTCTTGGCGGCGGCAAAATGCCGGGCGCAATGGGACAATTCCAGCAAATGATGCAGCAGTTTCAGCAGTTCCGACAGAATTTTCAAGGCGACCCGAAGCAAGAAGTTCAAAAGCTGCTGCAATCTGGAAAAATGAGCCAGCAGCAGCTAAATCAGCTGCAAGCGATGGCGCAGCAGTTTCAGGGCTTTTTAAAATAGGTTCAAACCGTGCGCACGGTGAACAATACATTCAACTTTTGAAAGGAGTTAAACATGAGTCTTTCTTCGGACGGCACTGTTATGACAATGCCTGTGCAGCCCGCTAATACGGGCAATGGCAACGGCTGGGGCTTTGGCGGCGATGGTGCGTGGTGGATTATCATTCTCTTCCTCTTCGTTTTCTGCGGCTGGGGCGGTAACTGGGGCAACAACGGATTTGGCGGCAACGGCAGCGCCGGCGCAGTTGATGGCTACATCCTCACCAGCGACTTTGCCAACATCGAACGCAAAATCGACGTCGTGAACAACGGTCTGTGTGACGGCTTCTATGCTCAGGCACAGCTTGTCAACGGTGTGCAGAACGCTATGCAGCAGGGCTTTATGAGCGCCGAAATCAGCCGCGCAAACCAGCAGGCCGCATTTATGCAGCAGCTCAACGCCATGCAGATGCAGCAGGCTAATTGCTGCTGCGAGACCCGCGAGGCCATCCAGGGCGTAAACTACAACCTCGCTACGCAGGCTTGCGACACGCGCCAGACTATCCAGAACGGCACGCGGGACATCATCGAAAACCAGAACGCGAACGCCCGCGCTGTGCTTGACGCACTGACGGCGCAGCGCATTGAGGCTAAAGATGCCAAGATTGCCGAGCAGAGCCAGCAGATTTTCGCTGCACAGCTTGCCGCAAGTCAGGCCGCGCAGAACAACTACCTGCTGAACCAGCTGCGGCCTGTGCCCATTCCGGCGTACCAGTCCTGCAATCCGTGGGCTTCTGGCTCGTACACCGGTTGCGGCGGCTGCGGATGCTAAAAATGAATACGGCAACTTGTCGGAACATCTGACATGTTCGGCCCCGTGCCGATAGTGCAAAATGTGGCGGGGGAATCGTCCCCCCCCCATCTTTTTTTTTAAGGAATGATTTT